AATCTACAACCAAGAGTATAATGCTTCGTTTATAGATGGTGCAAGTTCGGTATTTAGAAACATAGATAAAGTAATAAATGATGACTGTTATGAAAATCCAGTGCCCACCCATAGATATGTATTGGGAGTTGACCTCGCAAAGGTAAATGATTATACTGTTCTTACATGTGTTGATAGGCATACTCATAAGGTAGTAGCATGGGACAGATTTAACAAAATAGATTATCCAATTCAGAAAAATAGAATAGTTAGCTTAGCAAGGAGATACAACAACGCTAGAATAATTATTGACAGCACTGGAGTTGGAAATCCGATAACAGATGATTTAAGAAGGGAGAGTTTAATAATAGATGACTTTAAATTTTCAAATAAGAGCAAGGATGAATTAGTGCAAAAGTTAAATTTATTTATAGAAGAACAAGGAATATTTATTCCCAATGAACCAATAATAATAGATGAATTAAAACAGTTTGGAGTTGAGGTGACAGATAGGGGAAATATTACATACTCAGCACCAGTCGGACTACACGATGATTGTGTTATGAGTCTAGGATTAGCAGTATGGGGATTATATTCAACAGATACAATTAAAGATAAAAAAGAAGACCCGATTAACTTCTTATTAGAAGAACCAACTAGAAGAAAAATAAGGGTTAGAAGATAATGAAATTAAATATAGAGCAAGAGCTCAAAGAATTCAAGGAACCGATAACGATACTTGATGGCTGGGAATATTCTCAGAAGGATACAGTTGAACAAGACATCTGTTATTATAATTCAAAGTATGTAGAAGGAGATATTGATAGTGATGGATTGAAGTTATATTTTTATAACATAAGTAGAGCCGCATGTGGAACAACAACAAAAGCAATTGATATTGATACTAAAGATTTTAGATTAAGCAATGCTCCTGGTGGAAATGCACTTAAGACTTGGTTTTATGAGAGGGATTTAAAATACTGGTTAAAGAGTCAACAGTTTGGAAAGGTTCTTAATAGAATCGCAAGAGAACTTCCTCAATTTGGTTCTGTTGTATTAAAGTACAACAATGGAGATGTTCACTTTGTTGATTTAAGAAACTTTATTTGTGAACAGAATGCAGACTCACTAGACCTTTCAAACTATATAATTGAACAACATTACTATACCCCAACTGAGTTTAAGAGAGTTGGAAAAAAGAAAGGATGGGAAAATGTAGATAAAGTTATTGACCTATACAGAGGTTCAAAAGAACAATACATTAGAGTATTTGAGAGATATGGAGAAGTTGAAGATAATGGATTCTATGATTACAAAATGGTATTGGTTGCAGATATTCCAACCGATATTAAGAAAAGTGATTTAGCAAGATTTGAAATAAATGATAATATAATATTGGGAGAGAAATTGGTTGATAGACATCCTTATAAGGAAATTCACATAAACAAAATTCCTGGAAGATGGTTAGGTATGGGAATTCCAGAAATTTTATCAGAGAATCAAATTAGAATAAATGAAATATTCAATCAGCAAGTTAAGTCTTCTTATTGGAACTCATTAAGATTGTGGCAGACAAGAGACCCTGGTGCTGGTAGAAATCTATTAACTGATTCTCAGAATGGTGACATATTAGTTATTGAAGACCCATTGCAACCAGTTGATATGCAGGATAGAAACCTATCACACTTTGTTAAAGAGGTTGAAATGTGGGAATTAAATGCAAGGTCTCAAACATTTTCAACTGATATAATGAGGGGCGAAAGAACTCCAGCTGGAACTCCACTTGGTGCTGCACAATTAAGTACAGCACAGGCAATGAGTTTCTTTGACCAAATGAGAGAGGATTATGTTTTGGAAATAAAAGATTTATTCTGGAGATTCGTTATTCCTGGTTTTAGAAAGACTTCTAATAAAGAACATATTGTTAAAATCGTTGGAGAAGACGTTCAGTATATTAATGAACTAATAAAGCAAACAAACGTTGACTTAAGAGTAAAAGAATATATTAGAACAACTGGAAAGGTTCCAACAACAAAAGAGATAGAGATGTTTAAAAAGTTAGAAGATGTTAGAAATGAGAATGTTAAAGAGAGAGATTGGAAGATACCAGAAGGTTGGTATAAGGATATAATGTTTGACTTTGATATTATAATTACAGATGAAAGTCAATCTGCTGCAGTATTAGCACAAGCATTAATACAAGCATTCCAAATGATACAGGCTGACCCAACAACATTAACAGACCCAGTAAAGAAAGGATTATTCTCACAATATTTAGAGAAGATAGGAATTAACCTATATGATATTGAATCAAAAATAATTAAAAATGATGAACCAGTAATGCAGCCAACTGGACCAGCTGGTGGTGGAGTCTCTGCTCCAGGTGTTATGATTGGTGCAACTGGTGAACAAAAACTATGACACTTCCAGAACAAGAAAACAAAATTCCAGTAACAAAAAGAAAAGAAATAATTAAAGCATTAGCCAACACAAAGACTGGTCAAGCTTTAAGGGAAGAATTTGTTGATATAATGAATGATGTTGGAAACGTAAATAAACTTCAAGAATATTTATTTGATAAGGATAACGAACTTGCTTCAGAGGTTAGGGGAATGAGAAGGGCAAAGGCATATATTCAGGGAGTTTACAATATGTTAATTCCAGAAGAAGAAAAGAAGGAAACTAAAAAGGCACATAAGTAAAACTATGGGAAGCGATAACCCATTAAAACACAAAGGTCGGACAGTCGTAATCCGCTAATAATATTACGCTTATGAGTGAAGAAACTCAAAAGGAGGAAACCCTAGATAACCAAGAGGAAACAACCACTTCTGAGACTACTCAGGAACAAAATTCGCAAAATAGTTCTGAAAATGAAAGAAGATTATTCGCTAGAGCTAAGAAGGCAGAAGAAGAACTTAAAAGGTTAAAAGAATTAGTCAATGGGAAAGAACCTGCTAATCAGGAAATTAAAAAAGAAGTTCCCGAATTGAACGAAATTAATTTAGCCAAGAAGGTTAAAGCTTTAGCCAGTTTAGACAATGCAGTAATTGACTTTGCTGAGGTGTATGCCAAAGGCAAAGGTATTGACGTTTTAGAAGCTATTCAGTCCGAGGAAGTAAGACTTTACGCCGAGGCTTTGAGTGAAAAGATTAAGAAGGATAATTTAACACCAGACCCTTCTAGCAAGCAATCTCAATCTTCCAAGACGGTAGACGATGTATTGGAGAAAGGTGGATTTAAAGAACTTTCTTTTGAAGAAAAGAAAAGACTAATCAAAGAAGCTGACCAAAGATACAGATAGATTCATTGCGTTAGGGTTTGGAACTAACTAAAATGGCAAGTGTTTCAACAAGCATTGACGCAAATAAAGCAGAATTCTGGGAAGGTAGGATGCAGGTTAATTTGAGAGAATCTATGGTTGCACAAGAAGTTGCAGCTGTAACAACTACAATTAACGGAAGTGATAAACTTCACAAACCTTATTTCACAGAACATTCTGCAGCATCTTACACCCCTGGAACAGAGGTTACTTTACAAGGAGCATCTTCAACAGATGACTCCATAACAATTGACACATTTAAGGTTGTACCAATGTACTTAGATGAGGCTGAGGAAACTCAATCTTATTACAACACATTAGCAGAAATGACCGATAGTGCATCTTATGTATTAAGAGACACTATTGATACAGCTGTTTTCGCACAAGTTGACAATGGTACTGAATTTGATGCTGGTGATATTGGTGGAACAGACGGTTCAGCTATCGTTCTAACTTCAGCTAACATTATATCTTTATTTTCTAACGCAAGAAAGAAATTAAATCAATTAAATGTAGTAGAGGCAGGAGATTTCTGTGCTGTACTACCACCTGCAGCTTTAGCTCTAATTGCTCAATCAGCAACTTCAGTTGGATTTAATTTCGCTGATGCAGCATTATCAAACGGAAAGGTTGGTAACTTTATGGGGTTTGATTTATACATGTCAAACAACCTAACTACTGCAACTTATGGTGGAACAGCAAATACAACTAATTGTTATATCGGAAAGAAAAAGATGATACAACTATTTATGTTGGCAACACCAAAAATGAAAGTAGTTGACACAGAACTAAAGATAGGTAAAGCTATTCAATTCTGGACAGGTTACGGTGTAGGTATTTGGACAAGAGACAAGTCAAGATTCTTAGATGCAAAAATATATTGTTAATAAGTAATAATGCAAGATTTAACCGGATTAAAATTTAATAGACTAACTGTATTATATTTTTCTCATAAAGATAAATTTTTACATCCAATTTGGGTTTGTAAATGTGATTGTGGAAATATAATATCTGTTCTTCTAAGTAATTTAAAATCTGGTAAAACTAAATCTTGTGGATGCTTAAGACGCGAATCGTGTGCTCATACTGGTCACCTATCAACAAAACCTTGGAATAAAGGGTTGGTAGGTGTCCAGCATCACACAAAAGAAACAAAAGATAAGATTGGTAAATCACTTAATGGAGAAAAACATTGGAATTGGCAGGGTGGAATAACCAATAACCCTTATCCAATTGAATGGAATGAAAAATTAAGAGATGCTATTAGATGTAGAGATGGATATATGTGTCAAGAATGTGGTGTTCATCAAGATGAATTATATGGAAGATTTAAAAAATTATCTGTTCACCACATAGATTACAATAAAGATAATCTTAATCCAGATAATTTAATCACTCTATGTCACTCTTGTCACGCTAAAACAAATAACAATAGAGATTATTGGTTAGAATATTTTAAAAATTGATGCTAAAATTTACGCAGTCTAAGTTCTAGATTAGTTGCATTGGCTTCTTAATAATTAAACTGATAGCCAGTGTTGAGGGAGTTGGTTTTTCATCAGTTTTTCCAACTCCTTCTACCCTGGCTCAAATAAATGACAAAAAAAGAATTATTGAAACAAATTAAAGACAGAATGTTTGAGGCAGAAGTTACTTTACAATATTTTAAAGAATCTGGAAAACCAGAAATATTAATAGAAGAACAAGGTAGAGCGATAGAAGAATTAAATAAATTTATTGAATTTTTAAAGAAATGAAAATATTATTTATTTTAAATTCAATATTGGACTTTAAGAGTGGATGTCATTTTTATAGAGTGTTTCTTCCATCATTATTTATGATAAAAAATGGAGTGGAAATAAACTATGTAACACACGAGTACGACAAAACAAAAATGGAAGAACTCGTTAAATGGGCAGACGTTATCTCATTTAGCAGGGCATATAGAGATAGGGAATCATTAAACTTTTGTATTGATACTTGCAAGGCAAATAACAAAAGAATTGTTTATGATTTAGATGATGATATTTGGAGTATAATAGATGAAAATCCAGCAATATGTGCAAAGAAGAATATGGAAGAATGCGGAGAGAGATTACTTGATGTGGCTGATATTATTACTACAACAACAGAAGAACTTGCAAATGTTTTGAGAAAGAAGAATAATAATGTTGTTATTGTACCAAATGCAATTGACCCAGAACTATTTAAAAAATATAAAAAAGAAAAAGAAATACCAACAGTTGTATATTCTGGAAGTGCTAGCCACTGGAAAGATATGTTGACTGTCTTGCCAGAAATAAAAGAAATTAAAAAGTCAATTCCATTCAACTTTGTTTTATTGGGTTTTACCGCTGGACCAATAGAGAGTGCAATGTATGAATATGCTAAATTAAAAAAGTGGAATGTTCGTGAAGATATTGGCAAATATCAATCAGAAGCATTAAAGGCTTGGGACTATTTAAAGAAAATGAATGTTATACACTTCCCATTCTACACACCAGAATTATATCCAGATGTTTTATCAAGAATGATAAATGCAGAAATAGGAATATGTCCACTTGAAAATAACGTATTCAACGAATCAAAGTCTTGTTTAAAGTTTTATGAATATGGTAGTTGTGGAACTGCAACATTAGCACCAAGAATATTACCATATTCAAAAGAAGTTGACTACACATATGATGGACCAAATGATTTTAAAACAAAATTAACCAAACTTTTAAAGGACAAAGAGTTAAGAGAAGTAATTGCCGAGAGACAATATAAATGGGTAATTGAAAATAGAAACATAAATAATGTTGTTAAAGATTGGATAAAAGCATATGAAGGAACTACTAGTTCAAATACATAAAGACTTCACATCCATTATCACAATATAAGAGTAATAAAAATATATAAAAAACATGGAAAATAAAAAAACAAAACTTTGCCTCACGGGAGCCTTTGGTTTTGTAGGGGCACATTTCGTAGAGCATTTTTTAAAAAATACTGATTGGGACATTGTGGTTCTAGATAAGTTATCTTACGCCACTAATGGATTTGATAGATTAAGAGACATAAATATATTTGACGAAAAGCGTGTTAAAATATTCGTAGTTGATTTGAATCTACCATTAAGCGATGGCGTTAAGAAGGAAATCGGAGAAGTAGATTATATAGTTAATCTAGCATCAGAAAGTCACGTTGACAATTCAATAAAAGACCCAGTAAACTTTATTAAGAATAATGTAAATTTAGTTCTTAATATGTTAGAATGGGCAAGGGAGTTAAAAGAGCTTAAAAAGTTTATACAGACATCTACAGATGAATGCTATGGGACTGCTCCCGAAGGTGTTTGTTATAAGGAGGGAGATAGATATAATCCAGGTAATCCATATTCAGCCAGTAAAGCATCTCAAGATTCTATCTGTATGGCTTACGCAAATACCTATAAACTTCCAATAAACATTATTAATTCAATGAACATTATTGGAGAGAGACAACACCCAGAAAAGTTTATTCCTTTGTGTATTAAAAAGATATTAAATGGAGAGGAAATAATAATTCACGCCAACAAAGATTTAACAAAGTCTGGAACAAGATTTTATCTTCACGCTAGAAACATAGCAAAGGCAGTTCAATTTATTTTAGAAAAAACAGATGAAAGATTAAGTCAAAGTGATGCAAGTTCTGGTAAATGGAATATAGTTGGAGAAAAAGAAATAGCTAATTTAGATTTAGCAAAACTAATTGGAGAAATAATGGGAAAGGAGGCTAAAACTAAAATGGTTGACTTTCATAGTTCAAGACCTGGGCACGATTTAAGATATGCATTAGATGGAAGTAAATTAAAAAAGGCAGGATTTGAATACCCAATTAACTTTGAGGAGAGTTTAAAGAAAACAGTAGAGTGGACATTAAAAGAAGAAAATAAAAGATGGCTTGGAATATGAGCAAATTGAAAGTGTGTTTATGTGCACCAGTTCACATACAACCAAGCAAGAAATGGATAGATGCTTTACCAGATTGTGATATAATTATAACAGATGATAGCAATGGTCAAATAAAAATTGACAGAAAGAATGTTAGAATATATGATTATGAAAAGCAAAAAGAAAAGCTTGGAAACCTTTACAAAGAGTTTGAAAAGTTTCACAAGTCAAGTGCTTGTAAAAACTTTGGACACTGGCTTGCTTATAATGAGGGTTACGATATTATACTTGGTATTGATAGTGATTGCATCTGTCCTAGAGATTTTATTGAAAGACACATAGAAGCTTTACAAGGAGAAGGGTGTGGATGGGAAAACCCACTAAAGAATGTAGGGTTTTATCCAAGAGGATTTCCATACTCACAAAGAAATTGGGAAGTAGCATTTAATATGGGATTATGGAAAAACGTATTAGATATTAATGGTGCAGATAGAAATGTTGCAGAGCCAACTGACCCAAAGATAAAAGAGAACAATGTTGTTGGTGGTATTATACCATTAAGTGGAATGAATTGGGCGTGCAAAAAAGAATATATTCCATATTTGTTCTTTCTTCCAAACTTTGATTATAAGAGATTGAAGTTCAGAAGACACGATGATATATTCGGTGGATATATATTTCAGAGATTTTTAAAGAAGATGAAGAAGTCAATGACATATGGATTACCAATCGTGTATCATGACACAGAAATAGACCAAGAAGAAGATGCAAACGCAGAAATGGCAATGAATACTTGTGATGATGAATTCTATGAATTAATTGACCTAGCATTTAGTGAAATAAGTCCAAAGTCAGACATGATTAGAAGATTTAATCCAAGATTTGAAGGAACAAAGTTTGAACCATTATTAGAAAGTATAAAGTTTTGGAAAAAATTGTATGGCAAAAATTAGTTGGGTTGTTTGCACCTATAACAGAACACAATTAACAGAAGAATTTCTTGACCACAATCTCAAGAATATGGGAGTTGAAGAGAGACCAGAATTAATCTGGGTTGATAACGGAAGTACAGATGGCGTTGAAAGATTGTGGGAAAAGTATAAACCAGAAGTTATTATTAAAAGGCAGAATGATTGTTTAAGCAAATCAAAGAATGCTGCTTATGCAGTTTGTAGGGGAGATTACGTGTTGGACTTAGAAAATGATTTCTTTATGCCAGACAATTGGTTGAAAGATATGTTGGAATATGCTGAGGCGATTCCAAACACTGGAATAATGGCAACGGTTGTAGATGGCTGGGAAGAACTATTAACGCTAGAATATACAACTCCAGTCCAAACAATAAACGGAAAAAACGTAATAGTGTGTAGAGCAATTGGTCCAAGAATGTTTAGCAGAAAAGTATTTGAAAGGTGCGGATTCTTAATTGAAACATATGGACTATATGGAAACGAAGATATAGAAATAAGTGATAGAAGTGCAAGAGCTGGTTTAACAAATTATATTATTCCCTCAATGTTCTCTGACCATAGAGGAATAGGTCAATGGGACTGTGGAGAATATAGAATGAAGAAAGATGAAGGTTTAAAATATAATAAAGTGGACTTACCAAAGGAGCAGGTATATTACAACCCATACGTAAGTTCAAAATAAAATGCCTAAAGCATTAGAGAAAAAACTAAAAAAGTCGGCAAAGAAAAAGTTTGGTTCAACAACTTCCGAAAGAGCAAGAAGCTATATTTATGGAACATTGCAGAAACTAACAAGTTGGAAGCCAGGTAAGAAGAAATAAAATGTACATTTACGACACAACAAATCCATATTTAAGTTTATATCATGATACCCTGTTTAAACTTGGTATAAGTAGAAGCAACACAACGAATTATCCATTAGCAGATTTTATAAGGTCGGCAAACAATTGGTATAGGAGAGTAAACTCTTGGATATGGAACGCAACAGGAGAGTGGGAATATGATGATTCTAATTATACTAATCTTCCAGTAGCTACAGCAGATTTGGAAACAACATCTGGAAGCGAACAACAAGATTATGAATTACCAAGCACAGCCCAAAAGATAGATAGAATAGAAATAAAAGATAGTAATGGAGATTGGTATAAATTAAAACCAATAAACAAAGAAGAAGTTAAATCAGCAATGAGTGAGTTTTATGAAACAGCTGGAAAACCTGTTTACTATGATTTAGTTGGAAGGTCAATTATTTTATATCCAAAGCCAAGTGCAGACGAAGTAACATCAACAGCTGGAATTAAATGTTATTTTAGCAGAGATGTTGATGAGTTTACAACTTCAGATACCACACAAGCTCCTGGATTTGTAGAGAATTTTCACGAGATTATTTCTATAGGAGCTGCAATAGATTACTCAAATACATACGACCAAACAAGACTTAATGTACTTTTAAGTAATTTAGAAAAATTGAAAGAAGAATTAGAACAATTCTATGGAAGTCGCCATAGAGAATTAAGACCAAAAATTAGAAGAAAATATAATAATAATAAGAGAATATGAAATTTAATGGAAATATAAGTTTTAAAGGAGTTTATACTATTGATGTTATAGACAAAAATGGTAAACAAAAATACCACGAGATAATTGAAAATCTTATAGTTAATGCTGGATTAGCTGAAATAGCTGGTTTAATAGGTAATACTGGTACACCAACAGCATTTACATATTTAGCAGTAGGTTCAGGTTCTACCGCTGCAACTGCAACAGATACAACACTTGAAACAGAGCTAACAGATGGAGGATTGGAGAGATCATCTGCTACAGTTACAAGAGCTACGACCACAGCAACTAATGATACATTACAATTAGTTAAAACATTTACTGTTACCGACACTAAAACAGTCAGAGAGGTCGGAGTATTCAATGCATCAGAGAATGGAGATATGATGTCAAGAAGTGTATTAACTGCTGATAAGAATCTAGAAAGTGGAGATACATTTATATTAACATACAAATTAATTTGTAAAAACGACTAATTATGTTTGGTTCTTATACATATGGTTCAATTCAATATGGAGGGTTATCTAATGGTAAAATAATAGCTGTATCAACTTCAGATAGTTTAGGATTGGCAGAATCTATTACTAAGGTTTGGATAGCAAAGAAAACAGTTTCCGATAGTTTGGGATTAGGAGAATCAATCACTAAAATATGGACAGCATTAAAATCCATATCTGATAGTTTAGGGCTAGGAGAGTTAATAACCAAAGCAAATGTAACCTTTCAATCTATTTCAGATAGTTTGGGATTAAGCGAGGTTATTGACAAAAGTGCTAATATTGTTTCTAATATAACTGATACTCTTGGATTAGCAGAAACCATTACTAAATCTTGGGCAATCAGAATATCTGATTCATTAGGATTATCAGAATCAATTACTAAAGCATGGACTTCGCTTAAAAGTATATCAGATAGTTTAGGGTTTAAAATAAACTATTATAGTAGAGGTTGGATAAACCAAACAAAGAATACTACAAGTTGGACAGAATGTAGTAAGAATACAACTAGCTGGACTGAGCAAACAAAGAATACAACTTCGTGGACTGAACAAACAAAAAATATTACACAAACTA